GAACTATAATTTAAACCTAGATTATCTCCTGTAGTTGTAAATACAAAGTCTTCAACTAAACAAGGAATAGATTTTACAGTACCATCAAACATAAAAAATCCACCTTCACCTGACATCCAAAACACAATACCATTAGAATAACTAAGTGCGTTTTGTCCAATCAATCCACAGTTAGTACCCACTTGTCTAACACTAAATGTAAAAGGGGGTCCAACATATTGAATGACATATGCAGATGAATCCGTTAATACTAATGTATAGTCTTTACCAGATACGGCTCCAATAATTTCGTTACCTTTATCTAGTCTAAATGTTCCTGCGGTATTAGTTGCTGTTGGAGTATAAGTATTAAAGTCTTCTTGATTAGAAAATCTAATAAACATTGGATCTTGTGTAGTACTATCTCCAATTGTAGTTTCTGTTCCAAAATGAAATACATGTCTATCTCTATCTGATACTTGAGTTAATCTTGTTTTAGTAGGAGCACCAGACATAACGGTTGCTCTGTTTGCTCTAGGAGTTGCTGCTCCTGCGTTCCATGTAAATGTTTTACCATTGTGAATAGTTGCAATTAATATTTGACCAAAATTATCTAGGCTCCAGAGCCCTGGATCCAGAACCACGTCACTGGTTGCACTTGCAGTTCCCCATGTACCTGAACTCCATGTGTCTGTACCCCAACCTAAACCTGCCGTTTGAAATGTTGGACCAACTATTTCATATGGATCAATTTGTGCTGAACCGGTACCAGATGTGGTTCCAGCTGAATTAGAAGGCATGGTAATTTCAAAAGTATTTGCAGTTTTATTTCTTATTTCAAAAGTATTTTCTGTAAAATCAGTTGTTGCATAACCTGAACCTGTTGGAACCGTAACAGATGAAAATGTTACATATCTTCCGTCTAATAATCCATGTGCTGTTTTATTTACGGTAACCGTTGAAGATCCGGATGTTGCATCAAAATCAGCTCCTGTAATAGCGCCATCGGGATCTAAAGGACTTATATCAAAAAACTCACCTGCATAATATAAAAACAAACCTTGTGAAGTTCCTATTGCTACATATTTTTCACCATTTATAGCTGCAAAAGCATGCTGTGCTCTTGCTACACCAGGCAATGTATTATTAGAGTTAGTAATTTGAGACCAACCACCTATTTTTTCAGGTAGTCCATATCTAAATCTAACAAAATCGCCATCAACCCATTGAGACTCGGCTCCTGAATCTGTGACCATTTTGTTAAAACCAGGTTTAAAATTAAGCTTTTGTAGCATAGTTATCCAAATATTATAAAGGAGACAGCGGGTGGTATGTGGTGGTGTCCACTGCCTCCATTATAATATACTACCTTTTAAACCAAGATGGAAGACCTAAATGTGGTCTTTTATCAAACATATTTTCTTTGGATCCAGGAGTCTTTTGATTGTTAAAATGCAAGAAAACTTGAACACATTCTTTACCTTTAAATTCTTCTCTCCAATGTTCTAATTCAATACCTTTATAAACCAACATGTCTCCTGGTTTTAAATCTACTTTAATACCTTTTTTACCTTTGTCTCCAGACGGCTCTAAATATATAGGCCAAGGATCACCACCTAAATTCATTGTCGTAGATATCTCACAACTAAATCTATCTTTATGTCTTTTTAATTCATCACCTTTTTTATATATTCTTGCATAAGTATAAGCAGGATATAATTTAAGACCTGTTACTTCTTCCATCTTAGGTTGGCATTTAAGCATTAATGTTTCCATAGCAATATCAGAGTAACAATAATAAGTATTTGGTATTTGTTCATTCTCTCCTTCATATTGACCATAAAATTCTTCATAAGGAGATATAAAATTTCTATTTCTACATGTATCATAGACTTGTCTTTTCATATTTAAATAATTTGCTAAAAAAATAGCTAAATCTTTTGAAATTGCTTTTCTAATAATAGTGTATTTATTTTTTTTAAAATCTATCATGTGCAATATTAAAGCTTAACGCATACTTTGTTTTATTAATTAAATTTCTTTTGCAGCTATGTCTTAAAAAAGAAGTAAAGATTACAAAAGAGCCTGTATCAGGTTTTATTTTTTCTCCTATTTCAGGAAATTCTAATAATTGAGGGTGATCATGTAAATAAATTACACCTGAAAATAAATTATTTCCATGTGAATGTTCTGCTGTATAACAGCTAAAATTATTTTTAATACCCCAAGAATCACATAAAGTATATTTTTCTAATTTATGTTCTTTATCAATAACATCAAAAAATGGAAAAAGTAATTTTAAAAATTCTGTGTCTTTATTAAAAAATTTAAAATTAGTCATTTCTCCTATTACATTTGTTTTAAAAGAATGGTTATTAGCTAAATTACATCCTTCATCTATTTTTTTAATAAAGTATTTTGAGTTAATATTTTTAATTTTTCCAGTATAGAAAAAATAAGGACGTTCTATTTTACTTTTTATTATTTTGTTAAACATTTTTATGAGCCATTTCTTTTGGAACAGCTTGTAAATTCCAATGTATAAATCTAAACGGTTCTACTCCATGATCTACTACAAACTCATGTTCTAAATATCCAGGGAATATTATAAGTGATCCCGGTTTTACTTTAAATTTAATTAATTCTACTCCGCCTTCTGTGCCGTCATATCCAGGTTTCATTTTTAATTTAGTTGCACGTGCTCCTGTTCTTGGCTCATGAAATATTGGGTATGATGTTTTATCACTACATTTTAAAAAATAAAAACCTGATACATGTTGATTCCAATGTATGTGTGCACTGTGATGACCACCACCTTTTTTAGCAAACTCTTGTACCCATAACTCACTAAACATAGTTGTGTATTGCTGCATATCAAAACCTTGATGGTCTAAATACTCCCAAGATTTTTGTCCAATATAATTTCTAAAATCTAAAAAATTATTATCAAATATCAAAGATGTTGAATGAAATGATCTTCCAAAATCTCCGTGTTCCTTTATATATTTTTTTGCTTCAGGAAAATTTTTGGCTGCTTTAATATATTTGTCAGAAACTTTGTTTAAAGATTTTACAAATTCAATTTTATTTTCGTGCCAAATAGTAGTTTTAAAATAATTATTAATAAACATATTATTTATATTGATACCCAAGATTCCACATAACCAATGAATATCTAATTCCTTTCGTTACAGGTTTAACTCTATGCCAAACAAAAGATGGAAATACAATGATGGATCCTTTCGGTAATATCTCTGTTGCTTGTCTTAAATGTTTAGACTCATCTCTCATGTGAGGTGCGTAGTTTTTAAAATCAAATTCTAATTGACCTCCTTTATATTCAGAGCCATCTGTTAATTGACATGTTACAGATAGTTTTCTAATTCTACCATTATCAGAATCTTTAGGTTTTTCAAATTGATCAAAATGCCAATCATAATGTTGACCAAATTTATATTTTGTAAATTGCATTGACTCAGAATAATCCCACTGAAAATTCCAACCAGCTTTTTTATTTGCTTCACTTACGTATGGGTGTATTTCTCTATATATCCAGTTATCATTTAACCAAACAATATTAGAATTTCTTTTTCTTTTTATATCTCTTATATCATCTTTTGATACTTTTTTAGAATCATAACTACCAATTAATCCAAGTTGTTCTGATTTAGATAATGCATGTTTAATTATGTTATCACAAATTCTAGGTGGTATAGCTGATTTAAAGTAGTAATAATAATTATTTAAAATCATATATATTCATAAACTATAGTTTGTATAAAATTTAAATTTTCTTTTTGTTCGTTTGAAATTGTAAAAACATTTGTTGATGGAAACATTATAAATTCATTATTTTTTAATTCTATGTTCCAACTTTTTCCCTTACGTCTATTATCGTCATAATGTATTTCTACAAAACAATTATTTACTTTAACTCCATAAAGCAAAGTAAAATCAGGTGAATTATATAAATCCATTAAATTTGCATTAAATAAAGATTTTGATATTTGATTAGGTTTGTAGATACTTCCCCACGAATTTTTATTTGTTAAGCTTAAATTATATTTAAGACCTATATGTTCTATAATATAGGTATTTAACATATTCCATGTTTTTGAATATGGAAATTCTTTGTTTGTAAAGGATGAATGTAAAATATCTTCTGATAATTTTCCTGTATCTATTTCAAAACCTTTAGGCATTGAAACATTACCCCAATATAATGCTTGCTCACTTAATACTTTCTTTTTCATACCACCACTAGAATTATATTATGAACGTAAATTTGTCAAACTCCAAGATTGATTTTCTTCGTCCCAATTATACATCCAAAAATGTGTTTTTGCTTGATTTTGTGAACTCTGCTCAGAAGTTAATTCTGGAGGATGACCTATTGGTGATTTCCAAGTTGCAGTTGAAAAATCTTTCACCCATGAAGAATATGGTTTAGGCGACCAAAAAATTTCATTTTCGTCGTCCCAAGTGTAACCTATACCTGCGTAATTTCCTCTAAAAGGTGTTCCACCTAATTTGTGTTGATTTGCAGATGTATTGTAAGAAGTTTGGATCCACATTTCTGCAGGCCAATTATTGTGTTGTTCTAAATGTTGTTGACCCACTCTTTCATCAGAATTTCCATTAGCATCCAACATATCATTGTCATCTAAAGTTAAAACATTTAAAACTTTTCCATTCATTCCTATTTTTGCAAAATGTGCCATAATAATTATCCTCTACTGAAATTTATACCTTATAATTACAACTCCACTTCCACCATTTCCACCATCGCTTTGTCCACCAGTGTTACTTGAACCTGCGCCACCACCACCGCCACCCGTGTTGGCTGTTCCTGCTGTTCCATCATTAGAATTAGTTCCACCTGCTCCACCTCCTTGTGAAGCTGTTCCTGCTGTTCCATGTGTAGCACCACCACCGCCACCGCCGGCTCTTCCCACTGGCGAAAAATTAATTGAACTAGTTGCACCTGTACCACCTTGTCCT